AACGGCGCGTTAGTTGGTCCTGTTACAGTATCAGGAACAGTGACTATACCATCAGGGAGTACGTTTGTAATTTTATAATGAGTAAACTAGAGACAAACACTATTGATAATATATCTGGAAGCAGCACACTTACCATTGGAGATAGCAATACATCTACAATTACATTAAAGTCTGGTGCTACACTTACAAACTTTCCTGATAACACTCCAGCTTTTGAAGCATATTTAAGTGCAAATGCAGATATTTCAAACACTACTGCTACTAAAATTAATTGTAATACAGAAGTTTTAGATACTGATAGTGCATATGATAATTCCTCTAACTACAGATTTACAGTACCAAGTGGAGAAGCTGGTAAATATTATATTTATGGAAGTGTTACTGTACAAACTACAGGTGGTGTTAGCACAAACAGATTTGGAGTTGGATATATTTATAAAAATGGTTCATCTTATAGACAACAATATCTTTCTCATGAAGATCATAATGGATTTTCTACAATTCATAATGTGTGCGCAATAATGGATTTATCAGTAGGAGACTATATTGAGCTTTATTATTATGGTACAATGAGTAGTGGTGTACCAAGAGTAAGAGCAGATGACAAAGGTACATATTTAGGTGGATATAAATTAATAGGAGTATAATGGCAAACGGAACATTAAAAGTATCGAATATAGAAACAAGCTCTGGATCAGGGACTATTACTGTTGGAGCTTCTGGAGAGACTGTAGATTTTTCTAACGGAACTATAACTTTAAACAGTGCAATGAAAAACAATCCAGCTGTTTTAGCTACTAGCTCTAGTAGTCAATCAATAAGTAATAACTCTCACACACAAGTTACATTTGATACCGAAACAATTGATACAGATAGTGCTTTTGCTTCTAATACTTTTACAGTGCCAAGTGGAAAAGGTGGCATGTATTTCATCTCAATTAGAGGTTCTATGCAAGGAATTGATGCAGGAGAATTTATCCAATTAAGAGTTTATGTAAATGGTACAGCAAGTAATTTTTTTGAAAATCGTATGACTGCATATACGACAGACGTAGAATTTAAATTTAGTGGATCTGGAGCAATAAATTTATCTGCTGGAGATACTATTAAATATTATGTTTATCAAAATAGTGGTGATTCACAAAATTTAGATAGTGCAGGATTATATATTTTTAGACTAATAGGAGCATAATGACAAGTATATTAAAAGCAGACACGATACAGGACACAGACGGTAATAACATTATCAACGAAAGTGGTAACACGATTACTATCGGTGCATCTGGTGACACAATAACTATTCCATCAGGAGCAACTATTTCTAATTCTGGAACTGCATCAGGATTTGGAAAAATTGGTCAAGTGCTTTCTACAACTAAAACAGATACTACTTCTGTTTCTCAATCAGGCAGCTTTGCAGATGTATCTGGTATGTCAGTATCGATTACGCCATCTGCAACATCTAGTAAAATTTTTATTATTTGTAGTGCTAACGTAGCAACAAATACAGGTTATAATCTTCATTTAAGACTTGTAAGAGATTCAACAGCTATTTGTATTGGAGATGCTGCTGGAAGTAGATCAAGAGTTACTATGGGTATAAGACCAGCATCAACATATGATAGAATAGAAAGAACAATGAATTTTCTAGACTCGCCCTCAAGCACTTCTGCGATCGCATATAAGTTACAATGGCGACAAGTAGATAATACTACTGCATATTTAAATAGAACACATGATGATTCTGATGATGAACACAGACCAAGATTAGCTTCAACAATTACAGTTATGGAGGTATTATCATAATGGCAGATTTACATAAAGCGATATACAATATTCATACAAATGTAAAAGGCATAAACGGTGATACTCAAGAAACTATTACGGCTTGGGATGAAAACAACAGTTTAGTCGATATTGATTGGTCACAAGTTAATGCTTGGACAGATCCTGATGAATATAAATACAAAAGACAAGCAGAGTATCCATCAATCTTAGAATTTGTAGAGGCATACACAGAAAAAGAAATAGGTGGTGACACTACAAAATGGGACGAATATGTGATAAAATATAATAAAGTAAGGACGGATAATCCGAAATAATTATGGCATTAACTAGACTAGGACCTAATCAATCAGTAAACTTAACAAGCAATGTTACAGGAGCTTTGCCAGTAGCAAATGGTGGAACAGGTTTAACATCAGGAACAACTGATCAATTTTTAAAATTTACAGGAAGCACAACATTAGCTAGCGCTGCAGACAATGCTGGAGGTATGGTGCTGTTAACCTCTGGAGATATTACAACCACAACATCATCAATAGCAATTACTGGAACTCATGTAACTTCAACTTATGATCATTATAGATTGTATCTAAGAGGTAAAGCTGCAGGAGATGGTGTAGAATTTTTTGCAAGATATAGAAACTCATCTAATGATGGTTTAGTAACTTCTAACTATGGTTGGAGAGTACATATGGATGCCGATAACGGAGGTGGATCAAATAGTGAGGGAACTTCTGAAATAAAACTTACAAATGAAGCATATTTTGGAAGTAATACTAATGAGGGATTTAATATGATAATTGATTTTATGTCACCATTAAGTAATTTAGTTCCAACTTGTATGAATTGGTGGGTAGGATCAGCTAACACTTCTGATAATTGGAAAGCTCAAAGAGGTATGGCTAGAAGAAATGATGGAACAGAAACCCATACTGGTTTTACATTATTTTTTAATACTGGTGGAGATTTTGCAAATGGTACTAATTATGAATTTTACGGATTAGCTAAATAAGGATTAATTATGGCAACAAAATATAAAATGGAAAATGGTCAAAGAGTTTTAATGACCGATGCAGAGGAAGCTGATTTAATTGTTTCCTCTCCAACTATTTCTGCACTTGAATTAGCTTTAATAAATTTAAGGTCTAAGAGAAATTTTTTACTTGCAGAAACAGATTTTTACGCATTGTCTGATGTAACTATGTCATCAGAAATGCAGACATACAGACAAGATTTAAGAGATATAACTGAAGGTTTAACAACAGTTGAAGAAGTAGATGCTGTTGTGTTTCCAACTAAACCATAATGAAATTTGTATTAAGCATGATACTTTGTAGTAGTGTTAGTGGTACATGTTTAGATCCATATCCAATGCCAAATCAATATGATGATTTATACAGTTGCCTTCAAGCAGGTTATGCAGAATCAATTACAAAAACAGAAGAAATAGGACAGATAGATATTAATGAATATAAAATATTTATAAAATTTTTTTGTAAAGAAACAGAAGCAGAGGGTATCAATGCCTAAGAACTCTGCGCTTGAAAGAATAGAATCACACGAAAAACTTTGCAGAATAATGCAGAAACAAACTCATCAAAAAATTCACAATATCGAAACAGAAATTAAAGATATTAAGAAACATTTATACTATGCTATGTCTGCTCTCATAGGTGGTATGTTTACAATTATAGTTATATTATTTCAGAAACTTTAAACTTTAAGGCTGCTATGGCTAGAAGAAAAAAAGCAATTACTGGTTTAGTTAGCGAAATGAAAGTGCAGATAGAACTTGCAGAAGATCCAAATTTGTTAGTATTTACACCACTTGGCGGTCTGGGTCCGGTAGATATTGTTACTTTAAATATGTCTACAGGTGAGTATACTGGATATGATGTTAAGTCAAAAAACTATAGAAAGAAAGATAATTATATTGCACCAGATGGATATAAAAGAAATCTTAAAGGAACTTTTATATCAAGAGGTGCTACTAAAGAACAAAAGAAACTAAAGGTGAAAATAATATATGCAAAGTGATAATTCGTTAGATATTATTAATGAGTATAAAGACCAAGTAAGAATATTAAAAGGACAAATTGCAGAGCTTGAAGATGCTGGTAAATCTAAAGATGCAGCTAATAAAAGATGTTTGCAAAAGCTAGAGTTTTGTACTAAAGATTTAGATGATGCTCAAAAGAAAATTAAAGAGTTAGAGGAGAAATTAGATAATGCCATTTGAAATGATAACAATGCTAGGCTCTACTGTACTCGGTGGAGTAATGAGTATTTGGTCCCAAAGTATTAAAGCAAAACGAGAAGAACAAAAACTACTTATTCAAAGAGCAGATGTTCAGATGAAAGGTTTTAAAGAAGCAAGAGAATATGATAACAAAGGTTTTCAATGGACCCGAAGAATAATTGCACTCACTGCTGTATTTGCAATAGTCTTATTGCCAAAACTAATGCCAATATTACAGCCAGATGTAAGTGTGATTGTAGGTTATTTAGAATTTAAACCGGGATTTTTATTTCTTCCAGAAAAAGAAATAATGAAATGGATTACATTATCATCTAACAGTTTAGTTATTACACCACTAGATACTAACTTAGTGTCAGCTATTATAGGACTATACTTTGGTGGTTCCTTAGTTAAGAAATAATGAAATTGTATACACAACAATATAGTAAAAAAGTAACACACTTATCACAGCAAGGATATGGCAAAAAAAAAGTTCAATCTCGAAAAGCTAGAACACATAAGAATACCAAAAAAAACAAGTATAGGTAGACGACCTAAATTATCTTCTATGAATAAGCATAGAAAGAGACAAAAAGGTAAGTCAAAAAATCGTGGACAAGGGAAGTAATATCTTATAATAAAAACTCGGAGGATATAAATATGAATGATGATATACCTACACATGAACAAAACTTAAATATGATACAAAAGATTAAGAATAAAGCTATGCACTATTGGACAGACCATAGAGAAATGGTTATCGTAGTAGCTGTAGTATTAGTTATTGCTATCATTATATAATCAAACACAAGGACAACCTATGGAGATAGACAGGATGAACTACTATTTCACAGGTGTCTTAATAGTTATGATGGTCCTTCTGGCTTTTTGTGGAGGACCAGCTATATGATTGATAAATTTATCTATAATTTTTTTGGAAAATTAGATATACTTTGTGGTTGGATAGACAAACTATTTGAAACAAAGAAGAAAAAAAAGCATGAAGATAAGTGAAAATACATCTGTAAGTATGCCTGTCAAAAATATGATTGCGATCATTGCAGGTGTAGCTGCAGGAATTTTTGCATACACAGAGCTTACCTCTAGGCTGACTTCGTTAGAAACTTCAAGAGAACTTATGTTAAATGATTTACTCAAGGCTAGTGATCAGAAACCCATAGACCAAGAGCAGTTCATGCTTCTCGAAGCTCTGTTTAAAGACACAGAAAAACTTACAGAAAATCAAGAACAGAATATGACTAACAAAGTTAATATAGAATTTTTAAAAAACCAATTAGAAAAAGCATTAAAAGATATTGAAGATTTAAAAGATAAAGTAAGACAAAATGGTAATGGTCATGGTTGAAACAGTAGTAGCATTATTATTAGTAATTAATTCAGAGATCAAAGAAGCTCGTATACAACCCGATCTTAGCACTTGCCTTAAAGGTAAAAGACTAGCAAATCGTACAAACACCGGTGATAATATTATTTACCAATGTGTGCGTAGTAAGGCAGAGCTTGAAAAAAATATTGATGGGTCCTTATCAATCAAGAAACTTATATTGGAGTAATTATGGCAAAGACACCAGCATGGCAACGTAAAGAAGGTAAGAATCCTAAAGGTGGATTAAATGCTAAAGGTAGAGCTTCTTATAACAAAGGTCGTACAAAGACAGGCAAAAAGAGAAACTTAAAAGCACCAAGTAAAAAGGTAGGCAACAAACGTAGAGCTAGTTTCTGTGCGAGAATGAAAGGCATGAAGAAGAAATTGACTTCAGCTAAAACTGCAAGAGATCCTAATAGTAGAATTAACAAAGCACTTCGTGCTTGGAACTGTTAATGAAACGTAAGACTTGGGTCAAAAGAGAATCAGTTAGACTTTGTGGTTATTGCGAAGAATGTAATAAAGAACTATTGAGTAATGAAGGCGGATGGATTATAACTCATACCAAGAAGTATTTTTGCCATGATGGTAAAGATGGTTCTTGCTTTGATAATTATTGTAAACGTAAACTAAAGGAGAAACAATATGCCGGGATATAAAAAGAGCAAAGGTAAATTAACAGCTAAACAAAAAACTTTACCACCTTTTTTAAAAAAAAAGATAATGAAGTCTAAATCTAAAAAGAAAAAGTAATGGCTAAACTTTGTGCAAAAGGTAAGGCTGCTGCCAAACGAAAGTTCAAAGTATACCCCTCTGCGTATGCTAACATGTACGCAGCTGGTGTATGTAGTGGTAGAATAAAACCTAAAGGTACAAGAAAAAAAAGAAAGTAATGTCTCTTAGAAAATGGACCTCTGAAAACTGGGTAGATATAGCCAACAGAAAAAAGGGTGGTGGTTTTCCTAAGTGTGGTAGAAGCAAAGGTGAAAAAAGAAAGAACTATCCTAAGTGTGTTCCTGCTGCTAAAGCTAGGTCCATGTCTGCAAGTCAGAGAGCTGCTGCAGTATCAAGAAAAAAGAAAGCTGAAAGAAAAACTAGAAAAAATAAAAGACCTAACTACGCAAGAACATAACTATTATTCTCTAATAGTTTCTGCTACAGTATCTTTTATCTTTTCGTATTCTTGCCACAAAGTTTTTTCCGGGGACCAAAATCTTCTTTGATCTCGTTTCATCTCTATTGAATTTAAAACTGTTGTGTGATCTTGTTTAAAGTATCTACCAATCTCTGTTAGACCCATGTTATATCTTTCAAATAATAAATTATGAATAACATTTCTAGCTCTAACTATGCTTGATGTTCTTGACTTACCCATCAATGTTTCTTTGTGTACCTCAAAGTAAATACAAACTTTATTAATAACTGATTGTACATCAGATGGCTTCGGTGTTTTAAAAGTAAAGCCTACAATCTTTTTATTTGGTGGCGCAACTTGAACCGGTCTTTTTCTCTCTTGCATTTCTTTGCAGCCATTGATAAAGCCAAGTCTATAAATTTTCTTTTTCTCTTCGCTTAACAAATCGTATGATGCTTTAACTTCATAGATAAATTCATTTTGATTTAAGTATTTAATATGATTATCGTACACTTGATTTATATTTTTGGTCATAGATCCCCTACGTTTTCCTTCAGTTTTTTTTAATAATTAAATTAATAAGTTTATTTTCTCATTAATTCTTCTTTTGTCTGCTCTATCTTCCATATCAATCTAAAAGAATCTTTCTGATACTTCCCGACTTTTTGTTTTGCTTCCAGATACTTCTCATGCTTCTTTGCTTGAAGATCCTTTAGCTTCTGCAGACGCAATCTGATCTGTTCCATCATGCTCCTTTTTTACTGTTGTAAAATCAATCTTTAAATTCTTGATCTTACATTCTACAAGCTCTCCATTATTGGAGTTGTTTGCAGCCTTCTTGACATCATCAAATAGTTCAATCATCTCGAATGAACATTCTCCATTGATAATTCTTCGGTATTTTTTCATACTTTATCCTTTTTGGCAACCTCTTTTTTGTGTATTTCTCTGGTCATTTTATTGTACACACTAAGGTCCAAATAGTTATCTGCTTTAAAATTTTTTGTTGATCTATATAGTTTTAATCCCATCATTAATTGACCCACTTGGTGTGGTTTTATTCTTTTTTTTAAACTATCAAACAATATAATTGTAAACATTTCTGCTAATAAAACAAAGTTTTCTTGGTAGTTACCATAATCTTTTTGCCGATCATTAATAACTTTTTTTTCAATTTCTTGATCTATATCTGTTATTTTCTTGTCCATATTGAGAGAGGTGTCTTGGGGAAGAAAACTACCGAAAGGGAACTAGAAAGAAAAAACTCCCCCAAGACTAGATACAAATTAATTAAAACTTGTATGATTGTTTATTACCATAATTAGGTTTGCTTTGAAACCCTTTATTTTCAGTTGCAGGTTTATCAGTATTGGAAGTAGGTGGTGAAATCTTGACAGTTATACCAACAACATTCCCTTCTCCATCCTGTTCATCCCAAGCGCACTGGTTCCACCAACTACCATCTGCCATCTTCACACCTTTGGTCCATTTCTTTCCCTCTGGTGCATTTTCGTTTGGTGGTGCAACCCAATCCGGTTGCTTCGCTTCATTCTTGTTATGGTTTCTTACAAGATTACACCATACTACATCTTCACTCATTGTTTTCTCCTTTGTTATCATCAGCTTTGCTGATCATTGTTTAATTGTAATTCACGAGTTTCGGCAATATCTGTTACCTGTCTATATGCTCGTAAATTATTTCTCATAAGAAAATCAACATCCTTTCTAATTAAATCTTTAACTTCATTAAATTCAGCTAAAGAGTTAGTTGCTTTCAAAGCACGTTTCATTTCTTCTAC